CGCGCTATCGTCTGAAATGGTACTGCGGCACTGCGCTGAAGTCCACTCAGTCCTTGGCTCGCCTGCCTGGTATCACTAACATTTAACCGTGACATTCAGTCACGAGTGACTTATAATAAGGGCGGGGTCGTAATGGTCTCGCCCTTATTGCTTTGAAACTGGAGTTACAATGAAAAGAATTCGCCTCACAAACCCCACTATGAAGGGCTTCTCTTCTCACATGGGTTCGACTCTGTTCGAAGACTGCGTGTCCGTTGGGCCTGTGTCTGATCTCGATGTTCGAAGACTTGGCGCCTTGACGATGATCGAGGTCTTCGATGATGATGATGATGACGCTGAAGCGAAACAGGGCGGACTTGGATCTGAGATTCTTGAGCGAAAAACTGTAAAAGCACCGGTTAGCGTGCCAACGAAGACGGGTGTGAATCCTGTGTTTGCGGATGAAGAAACCCCGGCAGATGTGGTTTTTGAAGCAAAGAAGATCATTGATCTTACCGACGAAGATAAAGCTTTGGCCGATCTTGAAGATGCAATCGAAGAAACGGCAGAAGTAATGGCGGCCGAAGAGATCAAGACATTCACCGCTGAAGAGCTTGGTGAAGTCGCAGATGACGCAGGTATTAACGGTCTGCGAAAGATTGCCGAACCACTTGGCGCTAAGAGCAACTCAATCGATGGATTGATCAAGGAAATTCTGCATCGTCAGAGCAATCCAAAGATCGTAAACTAAGGGTTAGATAATGGACGTTTATGGATCAGGTGTAGATGTAACGGTTGAGATCGATCTAATCGACCGATCCGGCACTGTCATCACGCCAGTTACTGCAGACTATAAAGTTTACGATGAAACAGGGGCTCTATTAGGCTCCTCGTCATTAACCGTTGTTGGCTCTGAGTCTTCGTTATCGGTAACGGTTGCTGCGGCTGATAATATCATCACCGATCCAAACGGCGCACGAACTGTGCTTCTAAATGTCCAATCTGTCTCCGGCACGCATCAGTTGACGGCGACATATGTTATTCAGCTATTCGGTTTTCTTAGCGTGCCTGTGCAGAGCGGTATGACAGAGACCGAAGCTGCAATACTGAATGTCGATATGCCCTCAATCATCGGCTATGACAATGCAACGGAAGAAGATCGTCGAGCGGCTTTGCTGGAAGCCTGGTCTCGTTTATCTCGCATGGCTTACAAACCTTGGCGGGAGTACGATAAGACATCGGCTAGCTCAGCCTACGAAACACACCCGACTATTGTTGACGGCGACTTTCGACTGAATGAACTAGATGCGGGAGGCTGGGCGGTATTACCGGCGCCGTTCAAAGCCGCCCTGAAGCGTTCTCAAATGATTGAGGCTGACGTTATTCTAGAAGGTGATCCGACATGGGATCGCAGAGTAGACGGATTAATGTCTAAGACAGTTGGTGAGAGCTCCGAGATGTTTAGACCTGGTAAACCCGTTATCACCGCTGTGTCAATGAAAGCCATGCGAGAGCTATCGGGTTTCTTAAGCTTTTCCGTAAAGATCGGTCGGGCATGAGTTTGACCGAAACATTCTCCGAGGCATCAGGGAATGCCTCGGAGAGATACTTGATTATGACAGGAGCGTTTCAGTCAGTTTATTCGACCGCCGTTGGAGAGGGTGTTTATAGCGAGCTCACTACCAATGGTGTGAGAGATGAACTTAGAGATATAGGACATACACATTATTACGCAGAAGAAATGGCTCTTCGTCAAGAAATGCAAGATGTCATCTCACAAGCTCGTACAAGCGCAATGAGGCATCTCGGGTATGAGAGTTCGAAAATCAGTCTGGACACTGTCTATGACGCTTATAACGCGCAGTATGAGTTCACAAAGAGAGAGATTGCTACGCAGATTGAGCGAGACATTTCTCAGATTATAAAGCGATACAGAAACTTCGGTATAAAGGTTGAATTGATACGCACTACAAACGGGTGGAGTGAAGCAAGTAGTCACTCAACAATGTTAATGAAAGAGAAACGAGACAAGCTTTGGTTCAGAGATCGAGCTGGTCGAAGAGTTCCTTCGCAAAGATACATTCGAACACTATGGAAGTCCTCATTGCGAGATCTATATGTTCAAGCCTACTTGTCGCAGATTGCCGTATTCGGTGAAAAGTTCGCGACGATCTGGCATCCTAATCCGAAGCATAAGTCCTTTGGGTCTGTAATTTACCTGGACGGGCGAGAGCCTGCCTATGACGATCTGAAGGATACTGTCTTTCACCCTAATTCTGACGCTTTGCCAATGGTAGCAAAATACTTTGAGGATAACTTCACATGAGCACTTTGCGCCCTCGAACAAAATGCACGATCACAAGTAAGATAGGTACGTTTGACAAATTCGGTCAGCCGAGAGTGTCCGCTTCAGCCAGAAAGAGCCTTTGTGCAGTGATATGGGTGAAGGACGAAACGCAAGTCACCAGTGTTCGAACAGATAGTTCAGCATCGCAGGGTCGAGCGGAGGAGAGTGTGAATGATGTTCGGCTGCTGTTCGCGGCCAAGACGACCATAAAGCTAGGTGATATCGTCGCTGTTTTGTTTCCCGGTCAGCCGCCTATGCGTGTCGAGATTATGTCCGTTCGAAGAATGCCCGATGTATCTGGCGTTATTCACCACATTCAAGTCGAAGGTGTGAAATGGGAATCCGGATGAGATCAGGTGATGTTCCCGCGCTGAGCATCAAACTGAATAAGATCGCAGCGAAATCAACTCGCGCATTAAGACGAGTTCACAGAGACGGTTCATACAAGCTTCGAGATGTCGCCATAGAGATGTCACCATTCAAACGCGGCGATCTTGAGTCATCGATAGACGTTGAAGAGAAGCGCGAAACGAACGGGCGAAAGTCATTTCAGATTAAAGCCACAGCAAAGCATGCGATATTCATGCACGAGGGTCAGTATCAGCTTGGACCTGGCAGTCTTGCGAAACAAGCTTCTTCAAGATTTAGAGTTGGACGAATGTTTATGTTTCGTGCGGCTCAATACATTAAGTACGAATGGGGTCTGGCTGATAAAGCCAAGAAGGCCGTGAGATCGGCAGTCAGGGGAAGATAATGGATCTAGTTCCAATTCTAGATTACCTACAAACCAACACGGATCTTAGATCAGGTGTGGATTTGTTTTTGTTCAGAATGCCATCGTCTGTTGATAACGGCGTTCTAATCACCATTGAGCCTGATATGGGAAGAGTGGATCACGAGATACCTGGTCGATATAATTCAAGATTTCAGGTCATCGTGCGCAATTCGGATTACGTCACCGGTCGCGCTCTTGCTATGACACTATTCGATCTTCTTTCAATCGAACATCGTCACGATTTTATATCATATGAGACGCAATATATCCGACCAGCTCACTTGCCTTTTGACTATCGGCAGTCCGATGGTGGAAAGATTGAGTTTTCAATAAACTTCGACACGCTAATTCACCGCCTCGATTAATGCGCCTATAGTAAGTCACCCGTGACTGTGGTATAATAAACCTGTCATATGACCGAATGTAAGCTTTGAAGAGGAAATTCCAATGGCGAGCGATATCGCAAATGTAAAACTCGGCGTTTGCAGTGTAACCTTCAACTCTGTTGATCTCGGTTACACTAAAGGCGGTGTGGATGTTGAAGTCACCACAGAACAGTATAAGGTTACGGTTGACCAGTTTGGCACAACTGCAATCGGCGATCACATTATCGGCCGGAGTGTTGTTATCACAACTCCACTGGCTGAAACCACAATAGACAATCTGGTAGCAATTATGCCGGGCGCTTCGAAGGTGATTGATGGCCTTGATTCCGCAGTTATCAAGGCGGTCGTTGCGACAGCCATTGGTACAGATCTTCTATCTTTGGCTCAGAAACTAACACTTCATCCCAAAGCCGCTGGCGCATCTGTAGCTGAAGACTTTGTAGTTCCAAAAGCATCAACCGCTGGCGCGATGAACTTCGCATACCGGACGGATGAAGAGCGTGTATTCAATTGCGTCTGGAATGCTTATCCAGATACTGCGAATGCCGACACTTTGTTCATCTACGGTGATGAAAGCGCCTCCGCTTAATTTGTGTAGTAAGTCAGTGGTGACTGGTGTATACTCACATCATCACTGACTGCTAACATGAGGAACGCATGGCTAAGAAAACACTTCTCGTCAATATTGACGCGATAGCACCCGAAATCACCAAACAGATTAAGCTGAATGGTCAGATTCACCCTTACAAACCTGCATCGATTAAGACGTACATGTCTGAGATGAAGCGGGCGCGTGAGCTTGAAAAATCTGCTGAAAAAGGCGACATTTCTGAGGAAGACATGTTTGAAGCCGCAGTAGACTTTGTTCTGGCTGTTTTCCCAACCGTTAAACGGGAGGAGCTCATGGATCTTTCATTCATGCAGCTTAACGCAATCCGAGACGTTGCTACAATCGACGCGGAGCCAACAGAGGAAGTGAAAGACGACGCGGGAAAGGAATAGGCGGCAGAAGACTAGATGATCAGGAAGTCGAGATAGACTTCGGCTTCCTCTTCTGCCGAGTAATGTTTCATTACAGTCTACCCTATGAAACCGCAATTGAATTACCGGTGAAAATGTTCTGGTTGATGAGTGCAAACATTAGCAGAATTCAAGCCGAAAATGACATTCGTCAAATGGCAGTTGCAATAGGCGCGAGTAACGAAAGAGGATTTCAGCCGCTAAATGAGAAGCTTACAAAAGAACTCGGCACCGTAATGAAAGACACGTCCGATCCGGTTCACGAAGGTTCCAAGATGAGAGCGCTGATGGGTAAGATCAAAAATCAAGACTCGAAGAGAAAACGATAAGTCACGGGTGACGTACAATGACAGTAAAGGTGGAAGAACTTGTAGTTGAGCTTGATCTCGACGATGGCAAGTTTAACGCAAAGATAAGGGGAGACGCGAAGGCGGCTGCTCGGTTTGCCAAGAGCATTAATGGTATCAACAAATCAGTCACAAGGACTGAGAAGAAGATACACGGCTTTACAGCGACGCTTCGCGACTGGACCTTGATTATCGGTCAAGCTCGTAACGCAATTCATCAGCTTCAATTCTTGACAACAGACTGGGTTAAATCAATCATATCGGCAAATGCCGAAGTTGAGAGAATGACCTTTCTGATGAAAGGTTTATCAAAAGCCGCTGGTGACACTGAGAAGATGAAGGA